CGGCGGGTCTACATGAATCTTGTAGTCTTCCAGCTTAGTGGGGGCAACGGTTGCAGACGGATGGGCAACCATAAAGCCAAAGTTCTTCGGCAGACGGTTTGCCGGAACCTTGATGACCATTGCACCATCAAGATTAGAAATCACACCCTTCAGGCGAAGATCATTACCGATGTCAGTTTCCATGGTAATGTTCTTGCACTGCTTCATCAGCACATACACATCCGGCGTGACAACGACAATGCGGCCCGTTTCCGGCACCTCTGCATTGTCCAGAGCGTTGTTTGCTGCGAGAATTTCAAGATAGATATTCTCTTTGGTAAGAGCCTTTGCAGTGGGTTTATTGCCCGCATTGGCGCACATAACGCCATAGGTATATGCGTCCACTTCAGGAATCACGACTTCCCGAAGCTGGCGTTCCAGAGCGGAAGCCGCCTGAAGATTCTGTGCAGTTTCGTCAGTGTCCAGCTTGTCGATTGCGAAGGTGAAAGAACGGTCTTTAGTGAGGGTCATTTCCTGCGTGGTTGCATCCAAATCTTTTACCACACCATAGCGGGAACCGGTCAAACCGTCCGACGTGTTCCGGCTGTAATCGTTCATTGCGGAAGTGCTGACCTTGTACACCTTCACAGTATGTGCGCCCGTCCAATCGAAATCCTGATTGGTCAGAAGGCTCTTTTTGCTTTCCGTGCTGAACTTTTCATCAACATACGGTAAAAATTTAGTTGCGAGATTGATAGCCATGTTTTGTGCTTCCTTTCGTTAAGTGCGAAGCCCCATAGCCTTTCTCAATTCCATATCGCCCGCCAATTCAGAACTAGGGGCCTGACTGGCACCGGGGCGGCATCCTTTGAATTTGGCTTGTGTGGCATTCGCTTTGTAATCTGCAAATACTTTCTCAAATGTTTCAATGCTCTTTTTCATGGTTTCTTCGTCTGCACAGTTAAGAGCATCCACAATCTGTACAGGCAAGCCCTTTTCAGATAGCAATTCCTTTGCCGTCATGTGAAGTTCACGCCGTGCAAGTTCCTGCTCCCTTTTCGCAAAATCTGCTTCACCACTGTTCTTGGCCTTTTCTTTTGCAAGACGTTCGCCAACAATGCGGTTTACATCTTCCTGCGTGAAAGTCTTTTCCCCTGCGCCCTGTTCAGTTGCCGGGTTCGTGTTCTGATTGATGGTATTATCTTCCATCTTCAAATCTCCCTTCTATTAACGCCTGAAGTTGGCTAATGCAAACAAAAAAGGCATGAGCATAACCGAAAAAATCAGTTATTCCCATGCCTTGATTTCAAGACTAACACCCAAAACAAACAGGGTGCGGTACTCATGCCTATATTGTTCTATGTCTATTATACCACATATAGGGGGTATAGTCAACGAAAATCGGCTTAATCACTGGATTTTTTGGGCTTTGGCACCGTCAAAACCGTATGCAAAAAGCCATCTTTTAATCCAATTTCTTTCACTTTGGTATCAGGAAACAGTCGTTTCACAGCGGCTTCATGCTGCCGCTTCTTTTCCTGTTCATTCTCTGCGTATGCAACCCTGATTTTCATTCTATCACCTTCTATGTAGTCTCACAGCTTGATTGCATCCACAGAGCATCCGTACAGCCTGCACAGCCCAACAAAGTGGTCAACACTGGGGGTTGCCTTGTATGCTTCCCAACGCTTGACAGTCCGTGCATTTACATTCAGCCGCCTTGCAACTTCCTTCAAGGTCAGACCGGCATTCATGCGTGCAGCTTCAAAAGTAATTTGAGAATCAAGCATTTTTTTCAACCTCACTTCTTTATTTAATGTTCAGACGCATTCTTAATGAAATAATACCCATCACCGTGCAGACCATAACAATGCGGCTCCCGGTATCCTTCATAATTCCCGGCTGCATTCCCATGTGCATGGACAGTTTTGCAGAACGGGCAAACAATGTAAACTTGTGTGGGGGTTGTTGCAATTGGATAGACTTCCCAAAACTCACCATTAAACCGGCTGCGGGGGTCTTCCACAAGCATTGCCTTCTTTGGACGATTCTTCAAGCGCATCCCCGCCGGGTAAAAGGTCTTCAGTGTGTCCAGATCAACAAGCACTTCAAGCCCCTTTATTCTGCGTTTTTCAACGTCCTTGATAAACTGATAAATTGGTATCGGCATATTATCACCTTCGTTTCTGTCCATCCGTCCGCTTGATATATATAATTATATACTCTTTTTAATATAGAGAAAATTTTTCAAATTTTTATTTTCTTTATGCGTTAAAAAGAAAATCAGTGTTTCAAGTGGACAAATGGACATTTATTTTTTTGTGAAGTATTGAGAACGAACTCCATTAAAGCGTTTTCTGCTTGTTTTCCAGCCGTAACGATTGCAAATCGTCCTTGAAAAGTCTTTCTGTTCTTTCGGTTCTTCTCCGATGCTGTAACAAAATTCCCTGTATGTAGGATATGAACCGCCGCAATCCAAATTGATAGGCTCATTGAGCAACCAATCTGTATCAATTTCAGATTCACGCAACCATTTCACAACATTGTCATTATCGCTTACAAAATCTTCCAAAGCTCTTTTGCTTTCCTCTGTATTGATAAATCCATCGTTATGAACCAGACTGCTATAACCACGAATTGCCTTATTGAGCAGTGCAGACATACATTCGTCGGCTAAAAGTTTATCCAAAATTGCCGAATCATACAGCGGATCGCCGTTTGTAAAAACGTGTTTGAACTCAAAAATGACAAGCCGCCGTTCGATACCGTCAAAATCTTGTGAGAAGTCTGGATAGTTGTTCATACCAAAAATCATTTTTCCGGTAAAACAGTATGTGAACTCTTGCTTGAACTTTCGGTTTACCTGTATTGGGCTACCATCTGCCAGCATTTTGAAAATATCCGATCTCAATACTTTGGTTTTCTTTAAGTCTGGGAAAATATTTGCAGTTTTATTGACAATAGCTGCAAGACCGAAAGGTCTTTCCATATCAGCCAGTTGAACGGCAGAAACATTATCTTCTCCGCAAAATCTTCTAATCAACTCTAACATCGTGCTTTTACCCGTTCCGGGAACTCCAATGAAAAAGAAGATTTTTTGATAGTTCACATGGTTCATCAAGAGATAACCTAGCAACTGTTCAAACAGTTCAATTTGCTTTGAACTGTTTTCAAACCAAATATTCAAGGTATCATCCAACAGTCTACTTTGTGCAGTAGGGTCATATAGAGCGTTGAATTGCCTAAAACTGATATAGTCCATATTGTGTGGGGAAAAAGTCACTTTGCTATCAGAACCGAATTTCAGAATACCGTTTTTGACGTTTACCGAACCGTCATCATCTGGAACTTCGGTGTAGGTCAAACCGGATATGTGCCTTATAACTTCCCGTTCAGTGTTGCTGTTTGCGTTTGGGTAGTTTTTTGTTAAGTATTGGGTGATTTTACCACTAGAGAACGGCTTATATACGCCGCTTTCATAACTGTAAAAGTCACCGTTTACCGTGATAAGGTTGAACCGTTCAATGATTTCTTTGGCAAGATCAGACTGTGAGATATTCTTGTTTTCTCTGGTCTGCTGCTGTTCCTGCGCTTTTTTTTAATGTACTTTCGTTCAAAATCTGTGCATCAAGTATATCTTCCGGGATAGGCTCTTCAAACACGAACTGGTTCATAAGCCGAATGGTTTCAAATGCCTGTTCTGCTGTAAAGCCCTTACCTATCAGATAGAACACATATGCACCCAATTTTTGCGTTCTGTTGCCTTTTGGAAAGTCCAAATCAAACGGCTTGTTTTTGGATTTCTGCAAGGGAAGAAAAAACATCGGAAATTCACCGATATTATTATTGGTAAGAGAACCTCTAATGAACTTTCGTTCAATTCCGTTGATTACAAGTGGAATATGATCGTCTGATTCTGGAAACTTCCATTCGCCTTTGATACCTAAAGCACAATACCAGTTGATTTTATGCTTTCGCTCCATATCGGACGGAACGAGAAGAAAGATTTGTTTTCCGTGTTCTGTCTGGATAGCATTATAAGGGATTTTTAAGAAATCCAGCATGGAGATTACTGCATCACTCCGGGGCTTACCGCGAATCGCTTCAATCAGCTCCCCGGTTTTGTGGTCGTAATCGTCAATATCCAATTTAGCAATACCGAATCTGTAAGAAGCACCGTAGCTTTTCCAGCTTTTCCGGGGGTGGTCGCAGTATACCCGCTCATCCTTTGGTGCGGCGGGGTGCTTCCCATTAAACTCTATAAACTTAGGATTCATTCTTGTTTATCACTTCTTTCTTGCACAGAATATTCATAACTCACTAAAAAACAGCTTTTGGATGGGTTCACCTACACACTTGGAGATTTTTTCCATAACCGCCGGGGATGGCTTCAAATTTTTGCGCTCAATCAGAGAAACATACTTACTTGTAACGCCAACGCTGTTGGCAAGCTCCTTTTGGGTCAATCCACATTTCACCCTTGCAATTTTCAAATTCGTATTCATATCTCAATCCTTTCTCCCATTATCAATGGGACTTACGCTTCAATTATACGCTTGACATTTCCCATTGTCAATGGTATATTACGAAATATAGAGCCATTGTGTTTACTTTTCCCACTGTCGATGGTATAATTTTTTCAAAGGCGGTGGGGTAGATGGGCTTACCAGAAAATTTGAAAGCACTTAGAAAATCAAAAGGTTTTAGCCAGCGGGTTCTTTCGGAAAAAAGCCAAGTTAGTTATAGTATGGTTAGCAAACTCGAAAGCGGGGAACAAAAAAACCCCTCTTTGGAAACCTTGGAAAAGATTGCATCCGCTCTTGATGTTGATGCTTCCCGTCTGTTGGATGGTGAAGATATTTTCACCAAATTTGATATTTTAACTGACGGGATAAGCGAAAAATTACAACGAGATGTAACAGAACTTCAAAAAGCACCTGCAACACTTGTGCGCGAAAGACTTTCTGATCTTCTAAACAGTAAAGAAGCCGTTGAGTTCTTTTCAATCAATACCAAGGCAATCAGCCCGGATGATTATGATTTTATTGAAACAGCGGTTTTAGACTATATCAGATACCAGTTTTCAAAATTTGACGGTAAAGAATCTATTTATGAGAATGATTGATAAACACATCGGTTCTAAATTTAGTGGAACGGATGTGTTTATTATGACAGGAGGAACAAGAAAACGCGGCGCAACATGGTCTTACTATTTCGATTTGGGGAAGATAGACGGTAAGCGGCAGAAAAAAGAAAAAGGCGGCTTTAAGACAAAGAAAGAAGCTGAAACCGCACTTGCCAAGGCAATCAATGAATACAATAACGCCGGGGCAGTCTTTACACCGTCTGAAATCACCGTGTCGGATTATCTGGATCAGTGGTATGATCTGTACTGCAAGCCGAATCTGAAGTACAGTACCCAAGTAAATTACTTACGAATCATAGAGGGGCATTTGAAGCCCAAGTACGGGCAGTATCGGTTAAAGGCTATTACTTCGGCAATCCTGCAAGAGTACGCTAACAGTCTGAAGCTGAACGGTCTGGCAAAAAGTTCGGTTGTCGGTATTCTGTCTGTGTTTGGTGCATCTTTGGATTATGCGGTTGAACCCATGCACTACCTTTCCGTAAATCCTATGCGCTATGTGAAGTTCCCTAAGATAGAGCGTAAACCCCGTGAACGCATCGTTCTTACAATGGACGATTGGAATAGAATCATTGAACGCTTCCCGGTTGGGTCACGGTTTCACATCCCGTTGATGATTGGTTTCTATACCGGGTTGCGCATTTCAGAAGCGTTTGCCCTAACGTGGGATGATATTGACCTTGAAAAACGGGAATTGACGGTAAACAAACAAGTTGTTGTGCGGAACTTTGGGGCAGACGTTCGTAAGGTGATAGAGAAGAAAGGCAAAAAAGAATTGCGCTCATCGTGGTACTTTACCACGCCCAAAACGCAATCTTCCAGCAGAACGGTCAAGTTTGGTGAAACGCTGTATCAAGCGTTGAAACAGGAACGCACCACCCAGATGGAGAATGAATTGAAGTATGGTGAATACTACACGATTCATGTAATCAAGAAAGAACTGGATGAAAAGGGCAATGAAA